GTAGTTCATATCCTCACAGGCTTTAAGCAGTTCTTCCTCATATGTTGCTCTCACATAAGGTGCAAGGTAGAAATCAAAAGCCGGGAACGCCTGACCACCGTGCATTTCGTTCTGGATAGTTTCCATAGAAATACAAGCCAACATAGTAGCCGTTTCGATTCTCTTAGCTGGTCTACTAGCACCGTGACCAGCCCGGAAACCAAACTTGAGAATCTTATCCAAAGGATGCTGCAAGCAAGTTAAAGACTTGGTAGGATAATAGTCCATATCGTGAATATGAATATAGTTACCTTCCACAGCTTCCCTTGCTTCATTACTCAGCAGACACGTTTTCGTAAACTCTTTGGAAGTTTCCGAAGCTAATTTATACATCATTCCAGACGGAGTATCGCTATTCATGTTGGCATTTTCCGTCAGAACTTCTTTATTTTCACCATTGATAATACTCAGAAAAGTTTGTTCGTTCATTCACATTGCTCCTTAATCCATTTCAACGATCTTTCTAAATCTAACGGCACACCGTAAATGAGTAAGTACGGAGGTGGTAGTGGTTTAACTGTCCGAAACTGATTCGATACCCTTTCATAAGGTATGTTGTGTGCAAGCAGTTCCATCTCCAATAAACTCATTTGGTCAATATCATCTAAAACCAGTCTCACCATACTTATACCTTTCCAGAAGAACCAAAGCCCCCACGATTCACATTTTCCAGCTTATCGACGGTAGTAAATGTCACATCTTCCATCTTCTTCTGGATTCTAAACTGACAAATGCGACTATTCTTTTCGATTAGAACATCTCTTGTAGCCAATGCCGGGAACATCCAAACATCATCGTCACCACAATAAGAGTTGTCAATCAAACCGAAATGGTTGGTTTGGAGAATACCCCAATGCTTAAAGGTGGAACTACGAGGAATAATCACGGCTTCGTAACCATCAGGTAGCTTCATAGACACACCAAGAGAAATACATTTACACTCGCCAGTTTCTAACTCAACATCTTCGGCTGCTCTCAGGTCAATCCAATCTCCCTTATCAGTCTTTTCCAAAGGGTAAATGTCGGCGTGGTACTTAACTTTAATATCCATAGACTTAACCTCGCAATGCTTTTATTTTTCGTTTGACTTTCCAAACATATTGTTTTGTAACACCAAGTTTATCGACTATTGCTTTTTGTTCCATACCAATGGTAAGTAACTCGGCAATCTCTCTTTCTCTAGCCGTTAAAGAACCAAGATCAATGCCGATATCGAAATACGCAACATCTTCATCACCCGGTATAAAATCCCCAAAGGTAGTTCGCTCACCTTCGTTATCGACTTCATAATCTAATGACAAAATACCTTGGTGTTTCGCTCGTCTTCTAAACTCTTGTCTTATCTCGTTTCGGATACAGAAAGTAGCGAAAGTAGAAAATGCTGACTTATTTTTATCCCACTTTTCGGCTGCGTAACAGAGTCCCAACATACCACATTGGATTATGTCTTCGTCGTGTAGGTATGTTGGATATTCTCTTGAAACGAGGGAATAAACTAAGTTCATGTTATCTTCAATTAGTTGTTGCTTCGTCACAATAGACTCGCACCTTCTTTCCATCCGTACCGACAGTTTTAACAATCAAGTTGAATTGCTTCTTCATCTGCTTTTGGAACTCTATCGCAGACATAGGTTGGAGATTGTTAGAGATACAGAAAGCCGTATATCTCTGGTAAACTACCTTGACAGGCTCATTCAAATAGTCAGCTTCGTCCAATTCCTCATAGAACTCCAAAATAGGATTGTTAGATTTCTCAAATTCTTCCAAATTCTTGGTGACTCTCTCACAGTGAGCAAATTCTTGGTCGATAAGAACTGTTCTTAAAGCTGGAACGGCCTTTGCAATCAGGGCTTCCATAACATCCTCACCACGGAGTTTATACTTGATAAAGGGGTCATAGTCAGCGTCGTCTTTTGAAAACTTAGCATCAAACGGAATTACAACCAATCTATCAAGCACCGCACTACTGTCTTTTCCCCTACCCAGTCTTGGGAGGGAATTTGCAGAGAAAAAGAACTTGGCAAAAGACCGTAACTTGAAAGGGTCTTTACCTTTTCTTTCAGCCGTGACAGTATCGCCCGACACAACTTTCTTAAAAATCGCCGTGTTGGATACCCATTCATCGTTGATATCGTCACCGATATTAGCGAGTTTTCCAGTGAGTTCAGCAGTTCGGAATCTATCACCAATTTCACAGAGATCAAGGTTCGCCGTGTTATCTTCGCCCAACAGCGTTCCCACCATGTCCAAGAATGTGGATTTGCCGTTTCGCTTTTCACCAAGAAGAAAGAAACTTTTTCTAAGTTCGTTGCGTCTATAGAAACAGTAGCCAATCGATTGGTAGAGTAATTCATAAACATTTTCATCACCACAAGCTAACTTCTTCATAACCCCATCCAACAGATCACTCTTAGCGTCTGGGTTATAGTTATGGGGAATCTTATTAGTAATCACATACTCCGGGCTGAAATCAGTAAAGGTATCATCTGCAATATTAAGCACACCATTCTTGAAAGCAATTAAGTTAGCATCCGCAATTCCACTCTCTTTGGAAACCAGTAAACTAAGGTAAGCCAATACCTCTTGTCGCTTACTTCGACTAAGATTTGGGATATGCTCAATCATGGCAGCTTCGATTTGTTCATCTCCACTCTCATAAATACCATTTCGGTAGATATAAAGTTTGCCATTGATTTTAATAATATTCTCAGCCTGTTTCAGATACTTAGCGAACTTATCAAACAGGAAAGTACCTTTACTGGTAAAGAATGTAGGTTTATTGAATGCCCCTTCCCGAATTACCACCGCCAGTTCATCGTCAGAAAGAGGGTCACCTAAAACAAACTCATTAATAACCCGGATACACTCTCTACATTCTTCGATATTAAATTCGTTCTGCTGTAACGGAAGGATGTAGGAGAAAAGGGCATTGTTGCGCCCTTCCCCCTCCACCATGTTCAGCAGATTCATATTGGACTTAATTGGATTAAGATACTTCGGAAGCACCTCATAAGGTTCACTGTTATACAACAGTTCTCGCTCTTTACCATCGAACTTTAGGACTTCGTAAGATGCTCTACCACCGCCCTTAATGTCCGCAGTTAAGCCAACTCCCAACTTGCAATGAGTACGGTTCTGCATCGGTTTATCGGTCTTAAAAAGGAAGTGTGCGCCCCTAGTTGTAGCCAGAACTTTACACTTCAACTCTTTAGTTTTAACGATGTTGAGCATGATTTGAGACTGCTCAGCATCGTCAATATCAATCAGAACTGTATCATCAGCCAGAATACCAGCATACTCAGTAAACTTCTGCGCTTCTTCCAAGGTCAGAAGATCAGAAGCATCTCTATCCTTAAATGGCATTGTACTTTTCTTGCCACTCGTAGGAACATAACCCTTATACAAACTCAATGCCATTCAATCCTTTCAAATTTACTTTCTATCAGCAAACATAAGTGTGTTACCAATCCACATAGTTATAATCGGAATCCATGTCGCACCACTTCCTCGTGTTTCTGGACAGATCATCATGTAACTCCAAGCGGTAACACTCAGTACCCAAATCACAAGACCACCAATAAACATCGTTAATCCTCCATAATACAAATCTCTTTGAAATAAGGTAAACTCTCACACCAAGTACAGAACTCTCTCCACTCGTCCAGCTTATGGTGTCTACGAGCAAAGTATATAGACTTTAAGACTTGGTAGTTAAGCTGTACAGTTCTCTTTTGGTTATAGGAACTTGGAAGCAGTTGAATCATCTGCCACCAAGCGAGTTTTGCATCTTTACCGTCTAGTGCAAGGAACAGCTTACGATTCGCTTCCATACACTCGATAACGTGTTCTAACGCTACACAACTCTCTGGTGTAAGTTTTTCACAACTGAAATCATCAAATGTAAATTGCTTACTCTGAATCTTGTGCATGGTTGAGCAAGAGTTAGCAACTGTGCCAACCTTGTAAGTGTCAAACTCCTTCCACCAATACAGTGGAGCGGTGATATCAACAGTAACGTTAATCATCCGTAAGAACTTACCATGGTCGTTACCAGCCTTAGAAAGAGATTTCATCAGCTTAAGGTCGTTTTCACCAAGGAAGAACTGAAATGGAGCAGTTTCCAATGTTTCAGTATCCTCGATGTGAGTCCAATAACTATCACTCTTATCCCAACTGTTCATGGGATTCCGCATACCACGGATGGCTGCTTCCCAACCGTAAACATCGTCGTGTTCAAGTTTAATCATTGAATGCCCCTACCTTCACACAGTCTTGCGGATAACGACAAGTGGCTTTATCATAGCTACTAGCTTCACTCATTGGTATAAGGTCACCGCTATAAGAAGTAGTAACATCTAATACAATCATCTTTTTGGCAAAGTGGTCGATGTGAGCCATTCCCAGTCCATGATAATGTGGAACGGAGAAAACCACGGTGTCACCAACATTCAGTTCCCTTCCAAGGAAGTCTTTCATGCTTCTTCCACCTTCCACCAAGTCTTACCGTAAGTAGAAATGGGTCGCCATGTGCTGTTATTAAACACAACATAAACACCGTTGGTAGTTTCTACGAGTCTTACAATACGATAACCATTACGACGAGGGTACTGCGTATACTCGAAGTTCACACGGTCACCGGGGTTCAGGTTAATCTCAGTAGGAACGTAGTTAATAATCTTCATACTCCAAAATCCTCCAAACGCTTTTTAGCGAGATCAATATAATACTGTTTATCTAACTTACTAGGAATACTCACACCGATCAGATCATCGTTGAAAATAAAACAATGGTCTGGTGTGTTACCAAATTTGGCTGGGTTACGGACTCCATCACATTTCAGCAAACGACCGTCACGATTATCATTAGAAGCAAAAATGCGATAAGCCTTATTATCATATTTAATAGTTCTTCGTTCATGTTCGTGTTCCACCCACTTATATTTATTTGATAACTTAACAATTTTTTGGAATCTTCTGAAATCTTTGCACCCAAGGACTGTAGTTTCAACAGGTGTTCCACGCAACATATACTGCTTGACCGCTTCGTTCACAATAGGAAGGTCGTAGTCCAAATCGTTGAGTTCCTTAACATAAGCACCCTTACAATGGTAAGAACCGTCTGCCCGAACTGCAATGTAGTTATTAACATCCTTGGCATACATAGCCGTGAACTCGTCATAACTCATTTTAAGCCCGGTACGCTTCTCCCATTCCTCGACTCTGCGCTTAAGTTCTGGAATATCAGAACGATTCAGCTTAATAAAGATACCGTCAGTATTAGACTGTAGTAACTCGATTAAGTCCTCAATCTTCTCCAACAGATCAATTATTAAGACCTGACCAAACACACAAACCAAGTTGCGGTGAAGTGGGTCGTACATCGGATTGAACATATCACCCTCTGCACCATAAGTGATATTACAAATGCGCTTATAGGGTTCACGTTCCTTTTTCTTACCTTCACGCTTTAAACGTAAGCTAGTGTCCAGAACGTTCTTAAACCGCTCTGGTTCTTCCACCGCTCTGGATAACAGACCGTAGACAATCATAAGGGTCGGATAAAGCTGGTCAACATCGATATCCAAAATTACTTCATGTGGTTTACACTGGTAGTGATATTTCTTTACACCAGCGTGGATACCACCCCAAGCTATCGTGTGTGTCAGACCACAAATCTCAGTATCCAGTTTACAATCGTAACAGTGGTTACCCTTATCCAAGAACCAATCACCAACTGCCTTGTATCGACCAAGCTGCGCTGTGTGGGGCAATCTAATATTCCATTCGTCGTTAAAACGTTTCTTCTTAGCACCTAAGATGATCGCTGCAAGCTGCGCTTGTGTCTTACCAAGATACGATAATGGCAGATTAAATGTCTTAACCAACTGCATTTGACTATCAAACTCGTTCTTACGCTTCATAAACACTTCAATCGTGTTAAGAACATCGAACCGACAGTAATCAATAGTCTCGTTCAGTTCTTGCGTTGTCAACTTCCTATTAATATCGAAAGGTACGGATGTTTCATGGATATTATTACCCATAAATCCTTCTAGCACCTTCAAGCTAACAGGAATGTTTGGCATTACATCGTATAAGTTAAGATGAATCTTATTGAACATACTGGAAAATTCCCAGCCTTTACGACCTTTAACAATAATCCAGTCGTTAATTCGCTTCGGGTCAAACCCAAGCACGATTCCCTTTAAGATGTACTGGTCATAGTTTCGACAGTTATAACCAACCCAAATATCTCGCTTATAGTGGCTATATAGTTCTTCTAATTTCTTTCTATCGTTTACAATTACGTTTTCTTTCTTATTTATAGGGTCGATTGCCACAACCAACCAATCATGTTTAAAAACCTCAAAGTCGAAGAAAAGCACAACCAACCCTCCAATGATTTAATATCCAATCGTCCAGTCGGGGTGTCTTAGATCAAAAGCATCTCCAAGCTGGATGATATCTGGATAATTACTAAGTGCGACTCGCTTCGCAAATGTATCAATCTCATACGCAAAATAGCGTACATTTGTGAAACCCATCTTATCCAGACAATATCGACCAGTTCCAATGCCATCATACATAGACAGAACTACGATTTCTTCATCTCTAGGAACATCTTTCAATGCCCCATTAAGAATATGAATGATTACTTCCGCAGTCCAACCATTACCAAGTCCTTTGTATCTCTGAGTATTGCTAACCGCCTTGGTATAACCGTCTGGTAGTGTTTGAAGTCTTTCACACTCGGTAGGAGTCAGTTTACGGATATTATAGAAACCGTCTTCCATGTTAACACGGTAATAAGTACCGTTGACTTCCATCCAACCGTTACAGACGCAATAAACGGGTTCATTTCGCCAATCGTCAGCGGGACACATATACAGTCCAGTTTTGCCACCCTGACCTCCACCGCCAGCATTGATTGTTACGGACTTACCTTCACAGGAATAAACACGGTGGGCCTGGGCTGTACTCCCAATATCACCTATTCTGATTGGCTCAGCTACCATACTATCAGTCTGACAAGTTGTTAAAGCATTCGCTTTTTCTTCATTTGCAGATTCATAGCGTTTATGATATTTACCATCCTCGCCCTTACGACCACGCCAACCAACGCCAACTGTTTTCAGTTCGTAGTTAATTTCATGGGTAGGAGATTCAAGGATATCTCTCAGAATAATACCCCGGTCTTTGGGTTGTTCTACACACCAATTAAAAGCGTAAAATCGTTCTCTAGTCTGAGCGGACACCAAAGCAGAATTGATGTGCATGAGCGGTACACCAAGTTCTCTGGAAATCTGGTCTTTAATCGGTTGAGCAGCCGATTTATTATTTTCATAGAGAAAGAAGTCGGGATTAAACTTTTTCTTAGCAATCAGATAATTATTAAACAGTTCCCAACCCATTCCACTCGCTTCCGTTTCTCGACCATTCTTTTGGGCGATACTCCAATATGTACACGGGCTTCCACCGATTAGCAGCTTTATCATGTTGTCACTCCCAAGGTTGTGGTGTGGGGGAGGAATTACCCTCCCCACCTTAAGTTACTTAGAATCTCTGAACGATAGTGTAAGTGGAATATCCCTTGTTATTCTCACCGTAAGAAAGCTGATACTCAGCCTTACCGTCAACTTCGGCAAAAATCTGCTTGAACAGATCGGCATACTGCTGGAAGTTTTCAAACACCACAGGGATACCAGTTTCCAGACTGGTCAGGAACTCATTCATCTTATGGAAACCAAATGCGCTAGTAAGCATCTGATTCATAAAAATCTTCTGACCCTTGTACTCACCAGCCAGAACTTCAAACCAGACCTTTGCCATAGGCATACCGGGATTCTTGGACTTTTCACCAGTCTCACCCAGTTCAATCTTTACCACCTTAACCTCGTAGTCGCCTTTGGGAACTTCTACAAAGTCACCACTGTTAGAAGCAGCATTTTCGATATCCTGTTTCAGACCAGAAATATCAAACATATTATTGAACTTCTCGTAAATATTTTCTCCCATTACTTGTTACCTCCATTGTTCTTTTCAAATAATTTAATTACCTCGTTCCAATCGAGGGGAATCACAACATCGGATACACCAAGTCTGCCACCGCCATAGATAACTTCGTCAGACTTAATAGACAGAAGGTGCTTACCATCGTCCACATAGGCTCTACCAACAAAACCAACCATACCAGCCAGAGAATCGGCAACCTTGTCAGCCATCTTTGGCTTAACAGAGGTAATCTTCTCACCAGACTTCTTAGTTAAGTCCTTGGTAGCATCCTCGTGGGACAGTAGAATAATATTTTCATAAGGAAGGTGCAGCACTCTCCGCATAGTGGACAGATATTCGGTGCGAACCTTATCCCATGCCCGGAAAGTATCGTCGGACTCGTGGGTGATACCCAGCTTGTTATACATATACAAACGACACATCTCGTAAGTATCGTTAACAAGATCAACCACGATTGTCTTGTAGGAGTTACCGCCCTTTTCGAGTTCTTCGATATACTCCTTGAAAACTTGCCACGCCATCTTACGCTGAGTCATTCTACCGTTTACCGTAATCTCGTCTTGAATCGAAACATACGGTGCGGTAACGTAAACGGCGTTACCATCGGTATTGAGCATAAGAGGGTCTGGTGCTGAGTCTGCGAACGTGGTCTTACCGCTGAATGGTGCGCCATATAACCACATTGTTCGCTTGGTTGGGGCTTCTGCTGATCGTCGCTTGTTTTCTGGAAGTTTTGCCATAAATGTCCTCCTTTGTTTTAACTGGCGTTATTATAATACCTGTGGGGGTATTTTTCAATTCGCAAAATAACCAAAATTTCACTAATTTTATTGGTCATTTTAGAGAATCATCCAATCGATTTCTCCGTCCGATTCACAGTATTGTTGATACGGACACCAATCGCACAGTCTAGTTGGATTTTTCGGAAATCTCTCAACAGTCTTCAAACGTTGACAGCATTGTTGGAACTGTGTTACGCTATCAGCGTCAAAATTGACCTCAATTATCTTAATTTCAGATGCTTCCAAATGTTCTCGTAGCCTACCACGGAACTCTGCCAAAGTCTCAGGTGGTTTGCTTTTTAGCTTTTGTCGTATCTGAATTTTTGGTACGAATACATATTTAAGATGATTGATCTTAATATCAGGTCTAACTTGTTCCAAGTAAGACTTGTAAATACTAAGCTGCGGACTCGTTAGGTAATTATCTATGTTATTGGAGAACTTAAAGTCGTAAAGGGTATCTCCACAAACATAGTCAATATAACCAACGAAATCGTCAGTCTTAATTTCCAACTCGTGTTCTCCACCTTCTGGTAGGAGTTCTATTACTCGTGGGATTTGGTATTCCAACTGCATTATGTAGTTGATATTTTCATCGGTAATGATGTTAAAGTGGGATTTATACTCGGCTATACCAGCTTCCACTCCACACTCAATACCTTTGTGAAGTCCCAAACCAAGCCAGAGGGCATTGTCCGCATTACATTCGGGTATTGTCTTTAACCGCTCTTTGTAATTCAAATACCAACGGTAAGGACATTGCGAAAATGTCGAAATATTACTATAACTAAATCTCATGTAAGTAACTCCACGATACGTTTTCCACAATTCTGTTTGGTAGTAAACTCCCAAGATACATTGTACTTATCAGCGATGGTAGACATAATCTTATATAATGTCTTTCCATTAACGGCTTTCGGATTTGTTCGCCTACGCCAATTATACCACGAACACACGTTCGGTAGACTAGTAATACTTGGGTCTTCTACCAAGATAATCATCTTGTAACCAAGTTCTTTAGCTAACTCCAATTCTCGTATAAACCGTTCGTGCTGCTGACACACATTCCCGGCAACCTCTTGTAAATCCTTCTTTCGGTCAATAACCACCATTGGATTCTCCAAGTTAACATAGTCACCAACTACACATTTACTCTTAACCCACTTAATCCCTTGTGAGTCGAAATACTTTGTTACATGGTCGAATTTCTGTTCTCTTGAATCGACTTGTATTACCAACCTCTCACCACCAAACTCGTCTTTCGTGTAACATTAATAAACAGTCTTTACACAAATATTCGTGTATGCTATCTGCGTAAATTTCTTTATCATCCAAGCAATCGCCACATTCTTCGCAGTAATGGGATTTAGGTTGATTACCTAACGGGTAACCAGTTCTTAACGCAGATGTGATATCGGGGTGTTCCAAACCTCTAACCACTGTAATTCTCTCCTTCCAAATATCGTTCCAGTCTCTTTGTGAAAATCTTATAGGTATAACGATTTTCAGAAGTTTTAACAGCTACACCAAATGGGAACAACCCTTGCTGTAGTGCTAACCGCAATGTTTGTGGATTCATCTCCAATCTCTTAGCTGCTTCTTCCACAAGCATTAGATCACCTACTTCTTATTTAATTGGTACAAGATGTGGGAGTCGAACCCCTATTCATGCTCCCAAAGCAAGCGTGTTACCGTTACACTACATCCTGTATATGCGCTCTGCCCCCGTAGGAGATTGTCGTACGCCAACTGTGTTTCTTACAGAGATTGTAGACGGTAGCTACTCCATCCGCGCAAACGTAAGCATAACCAACAGAGCAAACTGGAGCTTCCAGAAGGAATCGAACCCTCGTAAACTGCTTACAAGACAGTTGTTCTACCATTGAACTATGGAAGCATTTGGTGGGTCGCAAGGGACTCGAACCCTCACCTTCCAGATTAAAAGTCTGGTGTGCTACCAATTACACCAACTACCCATTTGGTACTCCGTTTTGGACTCGAACCAAAATCACTCCATTATAAGTGAAGCGCACTTACCTTTGTGCTAACGGAGTATATGTAAGTCACTTCCCTACACGGTAACCTCACTAGTTACTCCCCTCCAACCGGCCCCTCGGAAAATGACTTTGGCAGCGAATACTGGATTCGAACCAGTGCATACTAGAGTCAAAGTCTAGTGCCTTACCACTTGGCTAATTCGCTATGTGGGAGGTCTTTAAGTCATAGACGAGCCGACCTCCGTAGCTTATGTGGTCTTTCCCACCGTCAATTCATTTAGAACTTAACAATTTTGTGAGATAGGTTGGACTCGAACCAACAACAAGGGAGTTTCGTCTGCATATACCCCTTCAATGGCAGAAAGCTTTACCGTTAAGCTACTATCTCATATGAGTGTAGTCTGTCCCACTGTCAACCGTCTTTCCGATTTGCCATGGTGACTTAACACCAGTCATAAGGCGGAAACCCCTTGGTGCAAGCGAAGGGATTCGAACCCTCAATCTCTTACGAGCGTCAGATTTTAAGTCTGATTCCTATACCAGTTCGGACACGCTTGCGTGTGATTGTTTGTATCTGTTTGGGATACATTTTGATTATAATATGTTTTCGATATAATTTCAAGATACAAAATTGTACAAAAATTATCCAAATTCAATCTTTGAATTTTATACAGTTTGACCGATTCTGATTATTGTACTCTTGTGTACACCATTCCAGATTATCGACTCTATTGTTA